ACATCATCGACTCGCTGCGCCCCTCTTGGGCTGCGCTAGCTGGCGATCACACGGCGGCGCCCGTTACGTTCGGCCTGACCAACGTCTGGCAGACGATCAACGCCGCCGGCATGTACACCACGGCCGGCGCCAGTGACGCAGACGAGCTGGCGGCCCTGCAATCGACTGGCCAGCTCGACGTCAAGTTCGGCAGCTGGAATCACCTGATCGACGCCTCGATGAACTTCGAGGCCCCCAACGGTCAGGAGGTGCAGTTCTCGATAGCGGTCGATGGCGCCCCGGTGGGCATGATCGCCACCATCGACGGGGCTGGCGCTGGGCGCGTCATCGAGATGTCTGACTGGGCCCTGGTGTTCCCGCCGACCAATTCCAAGGTCACCGTCATGGCGCGGGTGCCGTCCGGCACGGCCAACATCACCATTCACCAGGTGCAGCTGTATGGCCAGCTGACGACGACTCGCTACCCATGACCGAAGAAATGAGAGAGCGGATGGATACGCTCGACCTGGTGCTGACCATCATCAGGGAAAACGGCCTGATCGTGCTGGCGATCGCGGCGCTGATGTGGCAGGTGTGGATCACGGTTGGCGCACAGATGAGCGAGTCGAAGGCATGGCGCGACGTGGTCGACGGCTTTCGGACTGAGCAGCGGGCCAACCGCGACCTGCAAATGACCCAGTCGCAGAAGTGGCTGGAAGAGATCGTGGCCATGCGGGAGTCGATGGTGCGCAACGGCGACATCGCCAAGCAGGCGCTGGAAATGGCGAAATCGTGCTCGGCCAGGCCGGGCCCATAGCAACGGGAGAGGACCATGCCCCTCGAAGATCTCACTGGCGCCAAGTACATCGACGACCTGAACGAGAACTGGCCGCTCGGCACGGACTACCCGGATGCGGGAGACGACCACATTCGCGGCGTCAAGAACGTCCTGAAGCGCACCTTCCCGAACGTCACCGGGCCGGTGAACCTGTCGCAGGATCAGCTCAACAACGGCCAGATCCCGGCGGGCACCCGCATGCTGTTCTTCCAGGCCACGGCCCCTACGGGCTGGGCCCGCGTTGCCGACATCACCACGACGCGCATGCTGCGCCTGGTCGCGTCTGCGAACCCTGGCGGCGGCTCTGGCGGCACTGACGACCCGGTGCTGATGGATAAGGTGCCGTCGCACACGCACACGGCCAGCGGCACGGCGACGTCAGCGTCTGACTCGCACACTCACACCGGCAGCATCACCATCGCGGACGGCGGTGCCCACACCCACGCCCTCAAGTATCGCGACGGCTCCGAGGACGGCAGCTCGAACACCCACTACGCCGACCTGTCTGGGGCGCAGGGCTTCGACTCCACGGCCAACACCGAGAGCGCCGGCAACCACGGCCACACCGGCACGGTGACGATCAACGCAGGGGGCGGGACGCACTCGCACACCCTGTCGCTGACCGTGGCCGCCAACGGCGGCGCTGCCAACTGGCAGCCGCGCTATGCCGACGTCATCGTTTGCGAGAAATCCTGATGGAGAAGTCATGTCCTCTGGGCCACGAATGCCATCGCTGCCTGTGGTTGGTAAAGCTCCGCGGTACCCACCCGCAGACCGGCCAGGAAGTCGATCGCGAAGAATGCGCGATGACCACGATCCCGCTGCTTCTGCTGGAGAACTCACGGCAGCAGCTGTCGACGGGGGCTGCGGTGGAGAACTTCCGCAACGAGATGGTGAAGGGCAATGCAGCGTTCCTGGGGATGCTGCAGCAGCGCCAGGCGATTGACGACGAGATCGTCGGAAACCAGATGAGGATGCTGCGGTGACCAAGACCGAGCTGATCAGTGCGGTGCGGGATTACCTGAACCGGCCCAACATCACCAGCGAGACGATCTCTTCCTGGCTGAGCATCGTCACTGGCGAGCTGAACAGGGCGCTGCGAGAGCACCCGCGCAACCTGGTGCGGGCGCTGTTCACTCAGCCGGCCGGTTCCGCGCTGATCCCGCTGCCGACCGACCTGATGGCCATCGTCACGCTGCGCCAGGGCAAGACGATCTACCGGCAGTACCCGGCAACGGCGATCGACGAGGCCGAGCAGATGGGCAATGCCTTCGTCGAGCGCGGCACCTGCCTGGAGCTGTACCCCACGCCCAGCGAGGACACCAACTTCACGCTCGACTACCACGCCGCGATCGCGCCGTTCACAGACGACTTCAGCTCGAACTGGGTCAGCCTGTACTTCCCCGACATCTACCTGTACGGGGCGCTCAAGGAGTCGGCTGTCTGGATCAAGTCCGACCAGCGGCTGGTGCTCTGGCAGAGCGAGTTCACTCGCCGCGTAGACGAGCTGGCGGCCCAGGGCTGGAACCAGAACGTCGCGGCCGTGCCGACCATGGTGCCGGCGTGAGCGGCTGCTGGCAGCCCGACGACCCGCCTGCGGCAGCAATGACGCCTGGCCCGTCCTGCGGCTCGGGCCGCTGGGTGCCGAGTGACGATTCCGATTCGCGGGCCTGCTATGCGCTGGCCTGCATGCTGGTGCCGTGTTGGCCGCCAGAGGCCCCGATCTGGGGCGCCGCTGATGGTGTAGGCAACGCGCCGATCTGTCCTGGGAGCTGACGATGGCTGACAAGTTCGTCGACTACGAAACCAAGGTCTGCGCCGACTGGCTGAACGTCGTCGACTGGGCGGTGTTCGATGCGCTCGGGCAGCCGCAGACGCCGGACGAGGCCAGGACCAACATCGGCGCGGTGGAAGAGGCGCCGAACGACGGCCTCGCCTACATGCGCTATGGCCAGAGCTGGCAGCCGCTAAGCCTGGTGACCCACAACAGCATCGGTGGCCGGGACCAGACCAACGCGCACCCGATCGCCGCGATCACCAACCTGCAGACGACGCTGAACGGCAAGGCCGCCAGCGTGCACCAGCACACGCTCAATGACGTGACCGACGCTGGCGACATGGCGTATGAGCCGGACGCGCCGAGCGACGGCAACCAGTACGCCCGCTGGAACGGCCAGTGGACGATCGTCTCCGGTGGTGGTGGCGGCTCCGGGGATCACCAGGTGCTCGTCAACCGTGACCTGCCGGACCAGCACCCGATCGGCGCCATCACCGACCTGCAGGACACGCTCGACCTCAAGCTGGAGGACGCGCCGAGCGACGACCTGACTTATGGCCGGCACAACGGCACCTGGCAGGCCATCTCGTCCGGTGGCGACGGTGGCGATCACGCCCTGCTGATCAACCGCGACCTGGCTGACCAGCATCCGCAGTCGGCCATCACCGGCCTGAGCACCGCGCTCAGCGGCAAGGCGAACGCGGTCCACACGCACGCCATCAGTGACGTGACGGGCCTGCAGACGGCCCTGGACGGCAAGGCCGACGACATCCACACGCACGCCATCGCCGATGTCACTGGGCTGCAGACGGCGCTCGACGGCAAGCAGGCGACCATCACTGGCGCCGCGACCACGATCACCACGTCGAACCTGACGGTATCCCGCGCCCTGATTTCGAACAGCTCTGGCAAGGTGGCTGTGCACTCAACGGTGTCCGACACCGAGCTTGGCTACCTCGATGGCGTGTCGGGCCCGCTCCAGGAACAGATCAACGCGAAGCTCAGCGACGCCCCGAGTGACGGCAAGCAGTACGGGCGCCAGAGCGGATCCTGGACCGCGGTGGCTGCCGGTGACCACTCACTGCTGACCAACCGCAACCTGGCCGATCAGCACACCGTGGCGGCTATCACGGGCCTGCAGAGCGCGCTCGACGGCAAGCAGCCCCTGGATGCCGACCTGACCTCGATCGCGGGCCTGAGCGGCACCAGCGGCTTCCTGAAAAAGACTGCGGCCGATTCCTGGTCGCTGGACACCAGTACCTACGCCCTGTCGTCGCACACGCACTCGACCTACCTTCTGAAGGCCGGCGATACGATGTCCGGCACGCTGAACATGGGCAACAACCAGATCAGCGGCGCCAAGACGGTCACCTTCAACGGCGAGTACAACGCCGGGACTTACACAGGCTCCCAGAGCATCCTGCTGACCAACGGCCAGAAGCAGACGATGATTCTGGCGGCCAGTGGCAGCCTGCTGATCAACACCACAGGGGCAGCGTGCGGGCACTATCAGATCAGGTTCCAGCAGAACTCATCCGGCGGGTTTACGCCAGACATGTCGGCAGTGATTTCGGACGGCGAGTGGATTGGCACCGCGGGGCAGCCCGAGTTCAATACCGACCCGCTGGGCCAGACGATCGTCACGATCTTCCACAATGGCAGCAGCATCATGTGCGCCAGCGCCGTCATGGTAGGGAAGTGACGTGGCTGTAACCGTAGCCAGTAACGGGTCACTTGTCTCCGGCACCGGCATCCTGTCGTTGCCGTGGCCGTCGCACCAGACTGGCGACATCGGCGTGATTCTGCAGTTCTTCACGATGACCTCGGCCTCGGCCGCCTGGCCGTCAGTGCCGACCGGGTGGGAGGTCGTTCCTAATGCGGCCAACAATCCCGTCGCGACCAATCGGACGCGGCTGCTATGGAAGCGGGCCGCATCAGGATCAGAGGCGACAGTGTCTGTGCCAGCTGGCACCGGAATCACGCTGCACGCAGTGCGCATGGCGGTGTTGCGAGGCTGTGTTGCTGAAGGGGTGCCGTTCGAGTACGGGAGCAAGTCGTCTAACCAGGGGCTCGGTGTCGGGGTCCATGTCGGCGGCGTGGCAAGCTATCAAGACGGCGCCCTTGCGCTGATGGGGGCCGGGCAAACGAATGACTCGACGACAGGGATATTCTCGGCGTGGAACATCCCCAACGTCACCCCAGAGGACATGACGGAGCTGTTCGATTCAGGCACCACTACCGGCAATGGTGCGTGTCTCGGGCTGGCTACCAGGGCGGTGACGAAAGACGAGGCCGTCGGCGGCATGCGAATGACGTCGTCAGCGGGACTCGCCTACGCCTACGAGGTAGGCACCATCGCTGTCCCTGGGCCGCCGAACGGCATGGCTCCAGCGGAAGTCGCCTCGGGGTCCGGCACGACAACCAGTAAGGTTCTGACGATACCGGCCGGGGCAGCAAGCCCTGGAGATCTCATCGTTGTTACCGCCGAGCTGGGCGCGACGGCAGCAAGAACCATCAGTTTCACTGGGGCGACTGCAATAGGGTCGACACAGAGCTACCCTGCTCAGGCCAATACCTACTACACCAGGATCGGATGGGCAATTGCCACTGGCGAATCGCAGACAATAACAATCACCGCAAGCGGAACCATCTCCAGTGGCTACTACTATGCCTATCGCATCACCAATCTGGCAGATGCAGCTGTCACTGATGGGGGCAGCACCAACGGCACCGGGGCATCCGACGTGGTCCTGCCAGATAGCCCGTCTTGCACTTTTGCCTTGCACTTCGTAAATGTTGGAACGACGTCAACATCGACCCCGATAGCAGCGTTCACTGCCCCCGTTGGGTGGGTGTCTGAGCCGCTTGCGAAGAGCAACAACTACAGCTCCTTTGGCACCATCATGACCAAAGGCGGCCTGAGTAAATCCGTGAAGGGCACGTCGTTCCCGGTGACCAACGACACCAAATGGGTCGTGCACTCGATGTTCGTTAACGGCACGCCAGTGGGCGGCGGAGGCGGAGGCGGTGCTAGCCATGCGCTGTTCTGGGGGAACAACTTCTGATGAAGATCAGCAAGCAAGGGATCGACCTGATCAAGGGCTTCGAGAGCCTTCGCCTCCAGGCGTACCTCTGTCCGGCTGGCGTCTGGACGATCGGCTACGGCCACACCAAGGGCGTGCGCAAGGGCGACGTGTGCACCGAGGAAGATGCCGAGGAGTACCTGCGCGAAGATCTCGCCGGCTTCGAGGAGTGCGTCAGCAAGGGCGTCACGGTAGAGCTGGCGCAGAACCAGTTCGATGCCCTGGTATCGTTCGCCTTCAACGTCGGCTGCGGCGCGTTCCGGGAATCGACCCTGCTGCGCCGGCTGAATGCTGGCGACCCCGATGCCAGTGACGAGCTGCTGCGCTGGACCAAGTCGGGCGGCCAGGAGCTGGCCGGGCTGGTGACGCGGCGCGGCGACGAGTGGGAGCTATTCAATGCCTAGAATGCGCATCGACAAGCTCGGCAGCGTCGGCCTGAACACCGATGTTCAGCCGTTCATGCTGCCGCCGCAGTCGTGGACGAAGATGTACAACATCGCCACCCGCGACGGCGAGATCACCAACGTGGTCGGCAACAAGAAGCTGTTCGACCTGCAGATCCCGCCCGTCTACCACTGCGCCTTCCGCACCATCGGCGGGGTGCAGCTGGTGGTCGTCTCCGACGGCATAGCCGTGCACGCCTACACCATGGACGGCGCCATGGAGGACATCACGCCGCAGGGTACTCCGCCCACGCCAGATGTCTGGACCGGCGGCTTCGTGTCGTTCACCAACCTCAACGGCGTGCTGGTAGTGAACTCGGAGACGGACGGCGCGTTCTACTGGCCCGGGCAGGGCAATGCGCTGCTGCCGCTGCCTGGCTGGGACACGGCCTGGACATGCCGGGAGATGGTGGCCTACCGCTACTACCTGGTTGCGCTCGGCATGCACGAAGCCGGCGAGAACTACCCGCACAAGGTGCGCTGGTCGAGCGCGGCAGCCGAGGGCGACATCCCCACCGAGTGGGTCGCGGCGGCGAGCAACGATGCCGGCGGCGATCTGGTTGGCGAAACGACGGGCCACATCGTCGGCGCCAGGCTGGTGCGTGACTCGCTGTTCATCGTCAAGGAGGACGCGGTCTACGACATGCACTACATCGGCGGCGAGTGGGTCATGCAGTTGACGCGGCTGCAGGGCGCTACCACTGGCACCCGACTGCAGCGAGGATTCGAGGCGATCGGCGGCGCCCTGGCCATCTTCACGACCACTGACCTGGCGGCCTTCGACGGGCAGGCGTGGCGATCGCTGGCGGACATGAGGGTGCGCAAGGCGATGTTCGACGGCGTCTCGACCGAGATGTGGGACTTCTCCCAGGTGTTCTATACGCCGAACGGCCAGCTCCTTGCCGTGAGCTTCGTCGAGGGCGGCAAGCAGCGGCTTACCAAGTCGCTGGTGCTGAATCTCGAAGAAGGCACCTGGGGCGTGCGCCACCTGCAGAACTCCTACGGCTTCGACTCGGCCCTGGTGACGTCGGCCGAGGGGCTGCCGACGTGGGATGAGATGGGGCCATCGACAACCTACGACATCGACCACCATCCGTCGCCGGCCTGGACAGTGCCCGGCACCTGGGACGACCAGACAGACGGCACCTGGAACAAGGGCGTGTACCGCCCGTCCACGCCGGACATCCTGTGCTACGAGTCGAGCGACGACGATACGGCCTGGTGGGTGACCCTGCTGGCGCTCACGTCGGCGAACAGTGACGGCACCCCGAAGTATTGCTCGGCAGAGCGAGTGGCATTGCCCATTGGCGGCACCGAGAACTACGTCATGGTCACCGAGGTCTGGCCCGAGCTGCGCGGCGATTGCCCGGTCAGCATCACGATCGGCGGCCAGGACGTGGCTGACGGCGTGGTGACCTGGGACGGCCCCTATGTCGTCATCCCTGGGCAGGTGGTGGCCATCACGCCCCGCGTCACCGGCCGCTACGTCGCGGTGCGTATCGAGTCGCACGACTATGGCAACTGGGCGCTCGGGGCACTGACCTTCAACTGGGAGTTGGCGGGGGATCGCTGATGGAATCCAGGCGCACCTCCTATTCGCCCTCCCCGGTCCCAACCGGAATGGATCTCAGCCTGCTCGGCTGGCTGCGCCGGGAGTTCGCCAGCGTGGCCCGTGGCCTGCTGACGCTGCAGCCCGACCTGATCCCGCTGGCGGCGCCGCCCGAGCGCCCGACCGAGGGCATGCTGCGCTACGCCAACGGCACCGACTGGGATCCTGGCTCCGGCAAGGGCGTCTACGTTTTCGACGGCACGACATGGGTGAAGCTGTGACCGCAGAACTGAAGCTGGTAGAGCCGCCGCAGGCTGAGGCGCCGCAGGCAAGCATCGTGTTGCTGCAGCCCAACGACCTGCGCGGCTGGATGGCGTGCGAGCCGCACCTGGCCCGCGCCATCGCGCACACCGACGAGTGGGCCATCGAGGACGTGCGGGAGATGTTCATCGAGGGCAAGGTCGGCCTGATCCTGTGCCTCGACGGCGCCGGCAGGCCGTTCGGCGCCCTGTGCATCGAGTTCATCGACTACCCGAAGAAGCGGGTGTTCCAGGTCCACCTGTTCGGAGCCGAGGATCACTCCGAAGAGCTGTGGATGAACTGGATCTGGCCGGCGGTGCAGGGAGTGGCGCGTCAGCAGGGCTGCGCCTCGATCATGGGCACGGGCCGGGACGGCTGGGCCAGGAAGCTGCAGGCCAGCTTCCGGCGGGTCTGGGAGGTCAGGCTCTGATGCCACTCGCTTTCGTCATCCACGCCATGCCGCGCTCGGGTTCGACCTGGCTGTCGAACTGGCTGTCGAGTGGCCACTCGATCTGTTGGCACGACCCGAACGAGTGGGCCGGGCCGGAGGCGATCGAGGAGTGGGCCGACAAGCAGGACCGCCCGGCCGGCATCTGCTGCACGGCGACCTGGCTGCTGACCCACTGGCAGCCGCAGGTGCCCACTCTGCTCCTGGACAGGGGCTGGGTAGGGGTGAACCGCTCGCTCGTCGCCAAGGGGCTGCCAGAGCTTCCAGAGTGGGTCCGCGCCCAGTGGCTGACGCTGCCGGGCGAGCGGGTGACCCTGCACGACCTCCTGAACGAGGAGCGGGCGCGGGAGATCCACGCCAAGCTGCTGCCGGGCGTGCCGTTCGACCTGGCCCGCTACCAGGAGCTGTGCCGAATGAACGTGCAACCGTCGGAGGCGGAGCTGGTGCGCATGCGCGCCTACATCGCCCACTATAATTCGCTGAACAGACAGAGGGCTTAGCCATGCCGTGGATCGCTCCCACAATCGGTGCCGCAGGTTCTGTGGCTGGTGGTCTGCTAGGCAAGAGCGCGGCCAAGTCTGGCGGCTCGACCCAGACCACGAACCAGGACACCGCAACCTACTCGCAGCTGAACCCGCACCAGTCGGCGCTGCCGCTCTATGCCTGGTACGCACAGAACGCGAACCGGCTGATGGGGCAGCAGATCCCGTACTTCCCCGGGCAGACCTACGTCGGGCCATCGCAGGGCACTCAGCAGGGCGTGGGCAAGCTGCAGGAGGGCGCCAATGCCATGCTGCCCTTCCTGGGGCAGATGGGGCAGAACTACGACTTCCTCTCGAACGCCGCCGACGTTGCGAACAACCCCTACGTTCAGGGGATGCTCGGGGCGAACGCCAACCAGGTGAACCGGCAGCTTACCGAGCAGTGGCTGCCCGCGGTGAACCGGGGCGCGCAGGCCGTCAACGCCATGGGCAGCGATCGTCAGGGGCTGATGCAGGGCCAGGCCGTGGGCCGGGCCGCGGAGGCGCTGTCGAACGCCAATGCCAACACCATGGGCCAAGCCTACGCGCAGGGCCTGGGGGCCCAGCAGAACGCTCTGGGCAACACGGCAGACGTGCTGCGCAACCTGCTCGCCCCCGGCATGGGGATGATCGGCGCTGGCCAGACCGCGGAGGACTACCAGCAGCGGGCCCTGGGGGACCAGATGGCGCGGTTCCAGTACATGTTCCAGGAGCCGTACAACCGCATGAACAGCGTGCTCGGCTGGATGCAGGGCCTGGCCCCCATCGGCTTGCAGCAGGGCTCGCAGAGCCAGGTCACCACGGCCCCGAACCCCTACGCCATGTCGCCCTTGCAGGGCGCTATCGGCGGCATGCAGATGGGCGGCGCGCTCGGCAACTCGCTGGGCTCGATCTTCCAGAACTGGGGCAACAGCGGCTCGCAGCCCAGCCTGGGCAACACCAACAACCCGTACCAGATGGGCGGGTACTCGTACAACCTGCCGGTAGGCGGCGGGGGTGGCGGCTTCTCGATGCCGTCGTTCGGCGGCGGCTTCACCAACACGGGCAGCTTCGGCGGCACCTCGATCTGGTAACGGGAGAACGACATGTCTGGCGGAAAAGGTGGCAGCAGCGGTGGCGGAGGGTCCAAGACCACCACCAACATCTCGCAGAGCAAGCCGAGCCCGGTCACGCTCCCCACGTCACCGTGGGAAGGTGGCGGCAACTTCTCTGGTCTTGGCTTCACCATGCCGGCCAATCCAGGCGCCATGGGCACTCCCGCTACCGGGGTAGGCACCGCGCCGCCCGGCTGGGCGCAGGGCCCGTTCGCCATGGATTGGTGGGGACAGCAGGCACCCAACGTCGGCGCAGCCATGCTGCAGCAGCAAGGGTACGGGCAGTACGCGCCGCAGCCGCCCCCAGGGGCCGGCACAGGCACAGGCACTGGTACTGGCACGGGTACGGGCACTGGCACTGGCACCAACACGAACTGCCCGACCGGTAGCTCGAAGGCCGCCAAGTCGTGCCGGGCAGGACGCAAGGCCCAGCCGCAGGTGAAGTCGATCGACGACCTGATCTCCAGGCAATACGGCTGGGGCGAGTGGGAGCCGTATGGGCCACAGCCTGGCGTCTGGTCCGACCACGGCACGCAGGGCTGAGCCATGTTCGACGACTTCATATCGCAGCTGGAGGTGAAGTACGGGCTCCTGCCCGGTGAGCTGAGCGCGGTATGGGGCCAGGAGTCGAACAACTCGACCGACCCGGCGCTGCTCGGCAAGATCCCGACCCGGCACGGCCGGGCGAAGGGGCCGTTCCAGATCATGGAGAAGTTCTGGGGGCCGCTGCCGCCGACGTTCGAGGGGCAGGCCGAGCGTGCGGCCCAGATCCTGCGCCAGGGCGGCGAAACTCCCGAGGCCAGGGCTCGGGCCTACTACGGCACCGGAACGCCCCCAGCGGGCTCTCCGAGCCCAGACGAGTACGTTGCGCAGGTCATGGCAAGGCGCCTGGGTGCGCCGTCGCAGGTTGCCAGGCAGCCGGCCCCGGCTGGAGCCCCGGTACCAGCCCCATCTGGAGGACCACCAATGCAAGACGGCATGACGATGCAGGACATCATGATGGCCCTGCAAGGCCCCCAGGAGGAGGAGCAGAAGGGCTTCTGGGACACGCTGACCGGCAACCCGATGTGGCACACGGGCCTGGCCACGCTGGCCGCGCCAGGATTCAACGGCAACTGGATGCGCGCCGTCGGCAGCGGAATGATGGCCGGCATGGACAACTACGAGAAGATGCGGATGCTCTCCGAGGAGAAGGGGATCCGCAATCAGCAGCTGCGCCTGAACACCGCGCAGACCGCGCAGAAGATGATCATGGAGGCGCGGCGCCAGGCGTACATGCAGAAGATGGCCGAGCAGTACCCCGAGTACGCCGCCGCCATCAACGCCGGCTTCGGCCAGGAGATCATGCAGGGCCTGCTGGCGCCCAAGCCGCCAGAGGTCCGCAACTTCGACGAGGGCACCGAGACGGTCAGCAAGCAGTGGGATCCGCGCACCGGTTCCTGGGTCGAGGTGTCCAGGGGGCCGAGGTGGTCGCCCAATGCCGGCTTCGCGATCACTGGCTACGACGAGCAGGGCCGTCCGCTGATGCAGATGGGCGGACAGCCGCAGATGAGCAAGCCGACGGCGACCAAGATCGAGGAGCAGCAGCTCAATGCCCAGGAGCGCCTGGCAGGGCTGAAGCAGATCGAGTCCGGGTTCAAGCCGGAGTACCAGACGTTCGACACTCAGCTTGGCGCTGAATGGCAGGCATTCAGGGAGAAGATCGGCAAGGGCAACCGGGCCGAGTTGAAGAAATACGAGCCCTACTGGCAGTGGCGGCAGGGCGCCATCTCCTCGATGAACGAGGAGATCAAGCGGCTGACGGGCGCGGCGATGTCCGAGGCCGAGGCCAAGCGGCTGCGGTCCGGCATGCCAGATCCTGGCGACGGGGTTGGCCAGGGCGATGGCCCGACTCAGTTCAAGTCCAAGCTGGACGAGTCGATGCGCATGACGCGACTGGCCATCCTTCGGGCAAGGCTGGCCAAGCAGTACGGCCTGAACTGGCAGGACATCCCGCTGGATCAGGTCGACGACAAGTTGCTTGGCAAGTACATCAACGAGCGCACAGAGCAGCTGGCCGCTACCGGGCTGGAGCCTGACGAGGCGCGCCGGCAGGCAATGGCAGCAATCCGGTCGGAGTTCGGGCTATGAGCAATCTCGACGAACTGATGAGGATCGGCAGCGGCAACCAGGCGGCGGCCATCGACGACCCGGAGCGGGGCGCCGATTGGACGTCGCTGTGGCGCGCCTCCTGGGCCGACACGCCGGAAGCTCGCCAGGCGTTGCT